ATCCCACTAGATACAAAGACTATTAGCAAAAAGTCCACCTGATAGGGAATTGGATTGCAGGGTTCACACACTCTGCAATCCTTAACTGTTTTAAGGAGATAACTATGCATAAACGAATATACAGTTTAGCAGCAATATTTTTAATAAGTGTAATATTAATATTATGTACAGGGTTTACAAAAGATAAATTCATTGATGTAACATATACACAATTAACAGCAGAAGCCAGAACACAAGTTGACTGTCTTGCTGAAAACATTTATTATGAAGCAGGTTACGAACCACGAGATGGGAAAATCGCAGTTGCGATGGTTACATTGAATAGGGTGCAAGACCCACAATTCCCAAAAGATATTTGCTCTGTAGTGAAACAAAAGGTAAGATCTACATGTCAGTTCTCTTGGTTCTGCGAGCATAACAAACGAATACAAAATAACTTAGTATACATTCAAGCACGAGAAGTTGCGTTGATGGTGTATGCTAACTATGAAAAGATGCATGACATGACAAGTGGTGCATTATTCTACCATGCGGATTATGTTAATCCACGATGGAAACTTGAACGAACTGCAGTAATCGGCAGACATATTTTTTATAAACAGAGAGATGGTATTTAATATGATGAACAAACTGAACATTCAACTTAAAGATAGCGGAGACGATTCAGCACACTCGTTTTATCTCCTCATGGAAGAAATATCATTACAGTCTGCAAAGACTTTAGTTGAATGGATCTTTGAAGCAAACTTTACTGAAGAACGACCAGATTTACTCAATCTGATTATCTGTTCTCCAGGTGGTGACTTGAACGCTGCATTTGCAGTTATCGATACTATGAGAGGTTCAGCAATCCCTATTCGCACAATTGGTTTAGGACAAATTGCTTCGGCAGGATTAATGATCTTTCTTGCTGGTGATAAAGGGCATCGTATTCTTACACCGAATACTTCTATACTCTCCCATCAATACACTTGGGGTGCTTTTGGTAAAGAACACGAATTATTTGCAACGGTAAAAGAGTTTGACTTAACGACTAAAAAGATGATCACTCATTATAAAAAGTCTACTGGTCTTGCTGAATCAAAAATCAGAGAGGTATTACTACCACCTCAAGATATTTGGCTCAGTCCTCTTGAAGCCAAAAAATTAGGACTATGCGATGAAGTTAAAGAACTTTCTTAATTATGTAAAATTCTCTGGTGTCTGGATTGGATTTGTTTTGAATCCTTACCACTGGGAATTTCGAGTAGAAAAAACTGGACCAACAGATATCGATCCTCACGGATATATGGCATCTGTATATTTTGGACCAGTTTGGGTTAAGGCTATCTTAGATGATGGATCTTGGTAAATTAAAGGGGATTATTATGAATGATAATGTTTTTGTTGGATGTGTTACTCTTGCAATTGTAACACTTGTTTGCTCTGTTACTTTCTATCAGTACAGTGAGTTGAAGTCAGTTGAGAGAAATGTAGAATCAGCGATTGTAAAAGGAATTGATCCTGTTGCAGTTCGTTGTGCCTATGCAAACGCATCAGATGTTGTTTGTGTAGCCTATGCAGCGTCTCATCAACAAGGGTTTCCTACCCCGAAATCCTCTAAGTAAGTAACTACTTACCTAACCAACCCTCTAGGATACAGGTGTTCTAGGGGGTTGTCTTTAATTCACAATTAGCGTATAATATCTCTATTATCGTTGAAAAGGAAGTTAAAAATGAGTCTACTTACAGTTGGCAACCCAAAGTTGTTAAAGGGTTTGAAGAAAGGTTACTTGTCTTCAGTGTTACACTTTGCACCTGCTACTTTATCAGGTAAAGAAGTGTGTCCTAAACGAACAAAGGGATGCACTGCTGCATGTTTGAATACTGCTGGTCGTGGTGGCATCTTCAAGAAAGGTGAGTCCACTAATGTGATTCAGCAAGCACGAATTCGTAAGACCAAATCATTCTTCGAAAATCGTCAAGCATTCCTCAATGAGTTGACTGTTGAGATTATCAAAACAAAAACCAAAGCAGAAAAACAAGGACTCATTCCAGTCTTTCGTTTGAATGGTACTTCAGATCTCTCATGGGAGAAGTATGAAGTTGCAAATGGTAAGAACATTTTCCAAATGTTCCCAGACGTGCAATTCTACGACTACACCAAAATCAACAATCGCAAAGTTAGCCACATTCCTAACTACCACCTGACTTTCTCTAAAGCAGATGGTAACGATATGGATGTTCGCATTGCATTATCAAATGGTATGAATGTTGCAGCTGTATTTCATAAAGTGCCAGAAACATATCTTGGTCGTCCAGTTATCAATGGCGACGAAACTGATCTTCGCTTCTTGGATCCAAAGGGTGTTATTGTTGGTCTTAAGGCTAAGGGTAAAGCAAAGAAAGATACCACTGGCTTCGTGGTGGTATAATATGAAAAAGAAAAGTCTTTCAGTGTTGCAGTTTATTAATAAACACGCTATTCTCCATGACGATAATGTCACTTATGATAATTCTGACTATAAGTGGATTATTAAATCTTACCCAAATAAAAATCCTGGAATATATTTTATTTGTGTTCGTGTAGATGGTGAACTAGTGATTCTTAAAGTAGGTAAGGCTGAAGGTGCTAAAGGAATTTGGCAAAGATTGTCACAATATAGGTCTTCAGGTAAAAATCGTGTAGAAGGTAAATCAGAAACTGGAAGATACGACAGATCTGTAATTACTATTCATCTTGCCATGCAAGAGGTTTATAAAAAGTATGGTAAGAAAGTTGTAATGGAAGTTTACACTCATGAAATGCCTAAACTCAATATAGATTATTGCGGATACACTTTAGAGTCTTCTCATATTAGATCTTTGGAGAAATTATTGTCTCTTCAGGCTACAAAAGAGGGACATTCAATGACTTTATCTGGACAAAATTGATTGACATTTATTCAATATTAAGGTATAATAGATCTTATGCAAATGCTACATACATCACTTGGAAAATCTAAGAAGAAGAAACCGACTGCCAAACAACGACAGTTGAATGCATCATGGGAAGCCATGTTAAAGAAGTATGCCACAAAGACGATTGTTCCTAAAAAGCAATCACTCAGTGAATCATACTCACTTGGAAAACCTGCTTGTCGTGAGACACCTAAGATTCCAAGTCTTCCATTTACTGGAGCACCTTGTTACAAAAAACCAAACCCTGTTTATACTGGTACTGCAATAAAGGGTATTGGCACGATGCACAAATCAAATGCAGTGCCTGTTTTTAGTGACGATGAAGCAAAAGACATTGCTTCTATGAGGAGATAATATGGATTACGATGACCCACCAAAAAAATATAGCAGCATAACTTATACTATAAACTATGACAAACTTCACCAGTCATTTATTCAGTGGACTCCAGAAAAGACTAAAGAACTTAAAGTTATGCAAGACCAGATTGAAGATCTAATTGAACGAGCAGTTGAACTATCTGAATGCAAAGACGCAAAGGAAGTTATTGATTATATAAGGGGATTGAAATGAGTGAATTTTGTGTTAAGTGTTCTGAGAAAGATGCAGAGATTGAACTTCTCCGTAAACGACATTATGAAGAGATTCAATCTATGCAAGTAAAGATTGATAAGTTGCAGGATGAAAATGATGCACTAATCATGGATGTTGCATTCTATGGTGGCAACATGATAAACTTGTCTTGCAATAATAAATAAGGTATAATATGACTATGAATGAAAAACTGCATGACTTGACTGTGCAAAAAATGAAATTAGATAAATTCTTCTCTATGTTCCTTGAGAAATTTGAACGACAGATGGATCCTGACAGAACAGATACACCTGTTTGGAAATTATATAGAACTAAACTCAAAGAATATGAAAAAGTAGACCATGAAATTAAAGCAACTAGATATTGGATCAATAAGGAACGAAATGTTTAAGACTGCAAACGAATTTTCTCTGCATATAGAGCAAATGGTTCGTGATACTAAACTGAGTTATATGGATGCTGTTCTTGAGTATTGTAAAGAGAATTATCTCGAACCAGAAGATGTGGCAAAGTTAATTAACAAGTCACTCAAAGATAAAATTGAAATGAATTTTCGTGATTTGAATTACTTACCAAAGCAAGCACAATTGGATGTGTGATGGATGGATTTAAGGCATATCGTTATTACCTAGCAATTAAACTCCACTTTACCACAGACAGATTTAATGTTTTCGAAAACAGAGGTAGTGTTCGTGGTACTCGTGAAGCATTTAATGCTCGTAATGATAGATACATATTCGAGAAGTTAGCATCAAAGAGATCAGATGATAAAGAAATCATACAGTTCTTTGTATCTAACTTTGCGTATGGTAATGACCAAGCGATTTATGCAGGACAAGAAGCAGAAGATAATTATTTACAATGGCAAAAACGAAAACAGTCCATGACTAAGATTTTCGTTGATGATTTGGCAACACTGATAACACATATTGAATTAAACAAGTTGAAACCAACTGCAATATTTCAATTCACAGAAAACGAATATCCTGTAGCACTAAAATTATTTGTTGGGGGTAAAATTGCGATAGAAACTCTAAATATTATAGACGACATGACTGGACTGCTTGATGATTGGGTAGTTCACCCATCTGTAAGATACATATGGGAAGCTGAGATGCGAAAAATTAAAAAGTTGACTGGCTTCGTTAAATACGATAAAATTAAGATAGGTAAAATCTTCCAGCATTTTAAAGAAGAACTTGCAGAGTGAGCAACATGGGTAAGACATACAATAAAACAAAACAAGATGACGAATTTTCTGGAAAGCGTTCTGGAAAGTCCACTGGTAAAAAAGGTGGTGGTATGAAAACGCTAAATAGTTATGTTGATGAAGAATATGATGATCCATTCTCCGATAAGGTGGATGGGATAACTGATGAAATCTTTATTAAACATATAAAACAAGACGATACAAATTAATACTAATACAAAGGAAATACGATGGACATTCAAGCACTACGCAAAATGCGCAACTCAGACTTTGGAGCAATTAGCTCTGCATTCGAAAAAGTCGCAAACCCCCAATCCGAACAAAAGTCTTTTACAGACGATCGCTTCTGGCGACTCGAAGGTGACAAGGCTGGCAACGGAACAGCAACACTCCGATTCCTACCACGTGTAGAAGGTGATGAACTCCCATGGGTTCGTATCTTTTCTCATGGCTTCCAAGGTCCAACTGGAAAATGGTATATCGAAAACTCCCTAACAACTCTTGGTGAAAATGATCCAGTCGGTGAATTGAATACCACTCTTTGGAACTCTGGTTCTGAAGCGAACAAAGAGATCGCACGTAAACAAAAACGTCGCCTAAGTTTTACAGCCAATGTTTTGGTTGTGTCTGATCCTAAGCATCCTGAGAATGAAGGTAAAGTATTCTTGTGGAAGTTTGGTAAGAAAATCTTTGATAAGATTATGGACAAGGCTCGTCCAACCTTTGAAGATGAGAAGCCAGTCAATGTCTTTGACTTCTGGGAAGGTGCAAACTTCAAACTCCGTATGCGTAAGAAAGATGGTTACGCAAACTATGATGAGTCTGCATTTATGGAGCCAGCAGCAATTGGTTCTGATGACGAGATCGTTAA